ATGGCAAAGCATCTTGCTGCTGTTGATCCTCATTCGCAGTATGCACCAAAAGACAGTCCGACACTCACCGGCACGCCAAAAGCGCCGACGGTACCGGCGGGAAATAACTCCACGCAGATTGCCAACACGGCGTTTGTACAGGCTGCTATTCTTGCCCTGATTGGTGGCGCACCGGCAACGCTGGATACGCTGAAAGAAATGGCGGCAGCTATCAATAATGACCCGAATTTCAGTACCACCATTAACAATGCTCTGGCACTGAAAGCACCGCTGGCAAGTCCGGTCCTGACCGGAACGCCAACGGCTCCCACTGCTGTTCAGTCAACGAACAATACGCAGATTGCCACTACAGCATTTGTGAAAGCAGCCCTTGCTGGGTTGGTTGGTTCGTCACCGGCGGCGCTTGATACACTGAATGAACTGGCTGCAGCGCTGGGGAATGATCCTAACTTTGCGACAACAGTGATGAACGCGCTGGCGCGAAAACAGCCCCTTGATGCCACACTGACTAACCTCAGCGGGAAAAGCGTGTTGGCCCTTCAACAATATCTCGGTTTAGTTGACACGATAAGTAAGGCCGCTGCCGCTGTCCCTTCAGCCAGAAAAGTTAACGGTCATGCTCTCTCTGCAGATATCAATATTACATCGGATAATGTTAACGGCATTACTCGTGACGGTTGCCATATGGCAGGGTTTGTGTCCGGTGCGGCTGCAAATCCCTATATGCGGCATACATCCAGCAATCAGGTGATTACATTAGCGACAAATACGTGGGTGACGAATGGTTTTCAGCCGAAAGGAAACTATACGCCAGCCGGGCAGGCATACACGAAAGCAGAAAGTGATGGCAGGTATCAACCTAAAGGGAATTTCACACCCTCCGGGCAGGCGTACACAAAAGCAGAATCTGACGCGCGCTATGTCCAGAATATTCGGGTAAGCGCAACTGTAGTCCGTGAGTTCTGGGACGGGCGGGGGTATTCAAGTAATGACGCAGCATTTGCGACTGCTATTTCTATGGTTGGTGGTTCCAGCAATGTCGGCTCTCTGCTTGTCCGATATGTTCAAAAACTCATTAATAACAAGTGGGTAAATATAACTGCATAAAGTGGTGAGGATGATATGCAACATCTTAAAAATTTAAGAATATACACTCCAGTCGATAAAGACAGCCTTTTTCTGATGAAAGAACACAATGCAGAATTTTTCATCTCTGATGATGGTCGGGACTGGTATAAGTCTCAGGCCGATTTTTCACCAGATACATTGAAAGTCGCCTATGACAAGGCTGGAGTTATTCGAAGTGTCAGCAAAGATGTTTCCAGTATTTACCCACGTGATTTTAGTGTGGTTGAAATAGATATTACAGAAAACAACCAGTGTGTAGATATTTGGGGGGGATGGGTATTTGACGACGGAGAAATTAAACCACGTCAGTATTCACAAAACGAGTTATGTGCACAAGCTGAAGCTAAAAAAACAGAACTGCTTTCTACTGCTACCTCCGTAATCGCCCCACTGCAGGATGCCAGTGACCTGGGGGATGCGACGGCAGAAGAGGCCGTCGCACTGTCAGAATGGAAAAAATACAGGGTAAAGGTTATGCGCGTGGATACATCGAAACCGGAATGGCCGACGCCCCCGGATGTTTTGATCCGTTAATATCTGGTGCCGTGGTGAAATCAAGACGGTGTAACGCAGTGCGGGAAGCACCTTATCCTGCGATATTGTATGAATAATGGCACAACGCTGCAGAGGTGTCTGTGTGACTTAATCAATACAACATAGGGCGAAGCCTATTCCAATCAGGAGGTTCGCCGCTATGGCTCAGGATTACCACCACGGGGTGCGCGTTGTTGAAGTCAACGACGGCACCCGCTCCCTCACCACGGTAAGCACTGCTATCGTGGGTATGGTCTGCACCGGCGATGATGCTGATGCGTCCGTGTTCCCTCTCAATAAGCCGGTTCTGCTGACGGATGTGCTGGAGGCCAGCGGTAAAGCAGGCGAGTCCGGCACGCTGGCCCGTTCGCTGGATGCGATTGCCGACCAGTCAAAACCCGTGACGGTTGTTGTGCGCGTGGCGCAGGGCGAAACCGAAGCGGAAACCACCTCCAATATTATCGGTGGCGTCACGTCTGACGGTAAAAAAACGGGGATGAAAGCGCTGCTTTCTGCGCAATCGCAACTGAAAGTTAAGCCGCGCATTCTCGGTGTGCCTGGGCACGACACGCAGGCGGTTGCCACTGAGCTGCTGAGCGTAGCGCAGAGCCTGCGCGGGTTTGCCTACCTGTCCGCCTGGGGTTGTAAGACGGTGGAGGAAGCCATTGTATACCGGGACAATTTCAGCCAGCGAGAGGGGATGCTGATCTGGCCTGATTTCATCAACTTTGACACCGTTCTGAAAGCCGATGCAACAGCTTACGCTTCCGCACGTGCGCTCGGTCTGCGCGCCAAAATCGACGAACAGACCGGATGGCACAAAACCCTGTCCAACGTGGGTGTGAATGGCGTCACCGGTATTTCCGCTGATGTATTCTGGGATCTGCAGGACCCGGCAACGGACGCGGGACTGCTGAACCAGAATGACGTCACCACGCTGATCTGCAAAGACGGCTTCCGCTTCTGGGGTTCCCGCTGCCTCAGTGACGATCCATTGTTTGCATTTGAGAACTACACCCGCACGGCGCAGGTGCTGGCTGACACGATTGCAGAGGGGCACATGTGGGCAGTGGATAAGCCACTGAATCCGTCACTGGCCCGCGACATTATCGAGGGTATTCGCGCTAAATTACGCAGCCTGGTGAATCAGGGATACCTCATCGGGGCTGACTGCTGGCTGGATGAGTCAGTGAACGATAAAGACTCCCTGAAAGCCGGGAAACTCACCATCGACTACGACTACACGCCTGTGCCGCCGCTTGAGAATCTGATGCTGCGCCAGCGCATCACCGATCGCTACCTGGTCGATTTTGCCAGCCGTGTCAGTGCTTAAGGGGGATACATGGCATTACCACGCAAGTTAAAACACCTGAACCTGTTCAACGACGGGAACAACTGGCAGGGGATCGTTGAGTCCCTGACCCTGCCGAAATTCACCCGCAAGTTTGAGAAGTATCGCGGCGGCGGTATGCCGGGCGCGGTGGATGTGGATATGGGGCTGGATGACGGCGCACTGGACACGGAATTTTCAATCGGCGGCACCGAACTGCTGTTATTCAAACAGATGGGAGCTGCCACGGTGGACGGTATCCAGTTGCGTTTTACCGGCTCTATTCAGCGTGACGATACCGGCGAAGTGCAGGCCGTTGAGCTGGTTGTGCGCGGACGTCATAAAGAGGTGGATTCCGGCGAGTGGAAAACCGGAGAAAGTAGCGCCACCAAAGTCAGCAGCACCAACAGTTACGCCAAGCTGACCATTAACGGCGAGGTGCTCTATGAGGTTGATGTGGTCAACATGATTGAAATCGTTGACGGCGTGGACCTGATGGAAGCGCACCGTAACGCCCTTGGCCTCTGATTTAACTTAACGGCGCGGTGATCCGCGCCAGTATCTGATTAACAGGAAACGAACATGAGCGACAAGCTGACTGAAAAAACCGTACAACTGGATACGCCAATCATGCGCGGTAAAACCCAAATTACCGAAATTGTGCTGCGTAAGCCGCAGTCCGGTGCGCTGCGTGGCACCCGCCTGCAGGCCATTATGGATATGGACGTGGGGGCCATGATGACAGTGATCCCGCGTATTTCCACCCCGACGCTGACCGCACAGGAAATGGCTGAACTGGACCCCGCCGATCTTACCGCACTGTCGGTAGAGGTGGTTACTTTTTTGTTGAAGAAGTCGGTGCTTGCCGGTTTACCGACAGCCTGACGATTGATGACCTGGTGGCGGATATCGCCACCATCTTTCACTGGTCGCCGTCCATCACTGACGTTATGCCGCTGACTGAGGTGCTGGAGTGGCGGCACAAAGCGATTCAGAGAAGCGGGGCCAGCGATGAGTGACAATAACCTGCGTCTGCAGGTGATTCTGAATGCGGTTGACAAGCTCACCCGCCCATTTCGATCCGCGCAGGCCAGCTCAAAAGAGCTGGCTGCCGCAATTCAGCAAAGCCGCGCCCGGCTGAAAGAGTTAGATTCTCAGGCGGGCAGAATTGATGGCTTTCGTAAGGCAAATGGACAGCTTGCCGTCACCGGTCAAAACCTGAAAGCTGCCCGCGAGGAGGCCGCAAAACTTGCAACGCAGTTTTCAGCAACCAACCGCCCTACGGCGCAGCAGGCCAGGCTGCTTGAACAGGCAAAAAACCGTGTTAATGAGCTGCAGGGGCAGTACAACGGCTTGCGTCAGTCCGTACAAAAACAGCGGCTGGCCCTGAATGAAGCCGGGCTGGATACCCGCAAGCTTAGCAGCGCTCAGCGCGAGCTGCGGCAGAATGCTGACGAAACGCGGCAGGCGCTGGACCGTCAGCAAAAATCACTCAAACGCCTAGGGGAACAGCAGGCGCGGATGAATGCGGTTCGTGAGCAGTATTCCCGCCGTCTTGAGGTCCGTGATCGCATCGCTGGCGCCGGGGCGACAACGGCAGCCGCTGGCGCAGCGATGGGGGCGCCGGTTGTGGCTGCGGTCAGGAGCTATGCCAGCATGGAAGATGCCATGAAAGGTGTGGCAAAACAGGTTAACGGACTGCGTGACGATAACGGCAACCGCACAAAGCAGTTTTATGAAATGCAGGACGCCATCAAAGCCGCCAGTGAGCAGCTGCCGATGGAGAACGGCGCGATTGACTATGCGGCACTGGTTGAAGGTGGCGCCCGCATGGGCGTGACCAATCAGGATGATCCTTTTGAGGACCAGAAGCGCGATCTGCTGGCCTTTGCATCCACGGCGGCAAAAGCTGCAACGGCCTTTGAGCTTCCAGCCGATGAGCTGGCGGAAGGGCTGGGAAAAATCGCGCAGCTCTATAAAGTTCCAACGCGCAATATTGAACAACTGGGCGATGCGCTGAACTACCTGGACGATAACGCCATGTCAAAGGGCGGGGATATTATCAACGTCCTGCAGCGCATGGGGGGCGTGGCTGACCGCCTCGACTTCCGCAAAGCGGCGGCGCTGGGTTCAACCTTCCTTTCTTTGGGGGCTGCCCCGGAAATTGCCGCCAGCGCCTCTAATGCCATGGTGCGTGAACTGTCCATTGCCACCATGCAAAGTAAGCGTTTCTTTGAAGGTATGAACCTGCTGAAACTCAATCCTGCGGAGATTGAAAAGCAGATGACCACCGATGCCATGGGCACCATTAAGAGGGTTCTGGAGAAGGTCAACAATCTGCCGCAGGATAAACGCCTGTCAGCCATGACAATGATTTTTGGCAAAGAGTTTGGCGATGACGCGGCAAAGCTGGCTAACAACCTGCCTGAGCTGCAGCGCCAGCTGAAACTCACATCAGGAAGTGGTGCTAATGGCTCCATGCAGAAAGAATCCGACATTAACAAGGATTCATTGTCTGCGCAGTGGTTGCTGGTTAAGACGGGCGCGCAGAACGCTTTCAGCAGCCTGGGGGAAACGCTGCGTCAGCCGCTGATGGATATTATGGGCATGGTTAAGGGCGTGACCGGGGCGCTGCGTCGCTGGGTGGAGCAGAATCCTGTGCTGGCTGGCACGCTGATGAAAGTGGTGGCGGCTACGGCGGCTGTCACTGTTGGACTGGGAACACTTGCTGTGGCGGTAGCTGCGGTGCTGGGGCCGATTGCGGTGATTCGGTTTGGCCTGTCTGTGCTGGGTGTAAAAACATTACCTTCCGTTGCTGCTGCAGTAACACGTACTGGCGGTGCCCTGTCATGGCTGGCAGGTGCGCCACTTTCCCTGTTGCGTCGGGGTATGGCGTCATCCGCTGGCAGTGTCGGGTTGCTGAGTGCCCCGCTTAATTCTCTGCGTCACTCAGCCGGAATAGCGGGTAATGCACTGAAAACGGTGGCAGGTGCACCGCTTGCCGTGTTCCGTGCCGGTATGTCAGGCATCCGTAATGTTATCGGTATGGTTATGAACCCGCTGGCGGCGTTGCGGGGTGGGCTGACAGCTGCCGGTGGTGTGTTGCGTTTTCTTGTTTCTGGTCCGCTGGCATTACTTCACGGCGCGCTGTTTGGCATTTCAGGCCTGCTGGGCGCGCTGCTCAGTCCGATAGGGCTGGTTGTGGCTGCGCTGGCTGGTGTGGCGCTGGTTGTGTGGAAATACTGGCAGCCCATCAGTGCATTTCTGGGGGGCGTGGTGGAAGGGTTCAAAGCCGCTGCTGCACCCATCAGCGCCGCCTTTGAGCCGCTCAGACCCGTGTTTCAGTGGATTGGTGACAGGGTGCAGGCCTTGTGGGGCTGGTTCAATGATTTGCTGACCCCGGTTAAATCCACTTCCGAAGAACTGAACAGCGCAGCTGCAATGGGGCGCCGGTTTGGTGAGGCGCTGGCGGAAGGTCTGAATATGGTGATGCACCCGCTGGAATCACTTAAATCTGGTGTGTCGTGGCTGCTGGAAAAGCTCGGTATTGTCAGTAAGGAGGCGGCAAAGGCGAAACTGCCTGCGCAGGTCACGCAGCAGCAGCCTGCCACAGTGAACAGTGACGGCAAAGTGGTGCTGCCGCCCGGCGGGTTCCCGGCTTACGCGGGGATGTACGAAACGGGCGGGATCATTCCGCGCGGGCAGTTTGGCATTGTTGGAGAAAATGGCCCTGAAATTGTGAACGGACCGGCAAATGTCACCAGCAGGCGGCGTACTGCTGCGCTGGCCTCTGTCGTTGCAGGCGTGATGGGGGGTGCTGCGACACCTGCAGAAGCGGCTCCGCTTCATCCGTTCAGCCTGCCTGCGAGGGCATACCAGACGCAGCCAGTGAAGGCTGACAGCCCGCCGTCAGTTATTCGTTATGAGATAAATGCGCCCATTCATATCGTCGCGCAGCCGGGACAGAGTGCGCAGGATATTGCCCGTGAAGTGGCACGGCAGCTTGACGAGCGGGAACGCAGGGCCAGGGCAAAATCGCGCAGCAATTTCAGCGATCAGGGGGGGTATGAATCATGATGATGGTGCTGGGTTTATATGTATTTATGTTGCGCACTGTCCCTTATCAG